CCCTGCGCAGTTTTTTTCATACATCCTGCCAAATCCCCATACGTCTAGACCCCGTCGGCACGGGTCGGTATCTAATCGGGTTTTACCCCGTTGGTATTTCCCGTGCATCTCTTTGCGTTCTAGCCGTATCCAGGCTATTTTGAGCCATTTAGGTGTCTTTGTGGCAAGGAAAAGCCTTTCCGTGTGTGTGGTGCGCTGTGCCTAAACCGAAAACGGGCGTGGGTCGAGGTGCTAAGGCACAGCCGATAGAGACACATCGGCTACGTGGCAACCCGTCACATAAGGCTTTACCGCCTGCACCGACACATGACACCGCTGTTGTGGTGGTGCATTTAGATGCTGTGCCACCTGTGCCAGCCTGGTGTGATCCGTATGGTGCGCAGGTTTGGCAACAGTTGTGGTCTGCTGGTCGACGTCATCTGTCTGATGAGCATGACATGGTGATGATGTGTCTGCTGGTTGAGAAGTTGCAGGTGTGTCAGGCTTTGCGCGTGTGGCTTGGCACTGATGTGCGTAATCGTTGGTATACGACTGCGAACGGTCAAACCGTGACACACCCAGCGGTTAAGCAGATCGAGCAAGCCGATGCGCAGATCACTGGCTGGTTACAGTTGATGGGTTTCCCTGTGTCCGATCGTGCACGTTTAGGTTTGTTCGAGATCCGTGTTGCAAATGAGTTAGATGACTATAGACGCAGAAATCAAAAGCCTAGCAACCTGGTCGACTAAACGGCTGTCGGGTAGCGATGACGCTGCCGATGTTGTCGATTTTGCACGCACGTTTCTACATGTTGACAAGGGTATGCGTGCTGGTGAGCCGTTGTTGTTGGTGCAGTGGCAGGTCGATTTGATGCATGCGCTTTATGAACGTCGTGCTGATGGTCGTCGCCGTTACCGTCGTGCGTTGATCGGGTTAGGGCGTAAAAACGGCAAATCTTTGCTAGGTTCATTGGTTGCGTTACATGGTCTAGTTGAAGGCGGTATGGGTGCTGAGGTGTATGCTGCTGCTGGTGATCGGCAGCAGGCGCGTATCGTGTTTGAAACTGCGAAACAGCAGGTGTTGCGGTCATCTGCGTTGAGCGGTATTTGTAAGGTGTATCGTGATGCGATCGCTGTGCCTGCGACTGGTGCGGTGTTGCGTGTCTTGTCGTCTGATGCGAAGTTGCAACAAGGATTGTCGCCGTCGACGGTTGTATTCGATGAATTGCATGTGCAACGTGATGCCGATCTGTGGGATGCGTTGACGTTAGGTAGCGGTGCGCGTCTAGATCCGATGACTGTCGCTATCACAACGGCTGGCTACGACCTGGAATCTCTGTGTGGCAAAATGTATCAATACGGGAAACGTGTTGTGTCAGGTGAGATCGATGATGAAGCGTTCGGTTTTTGGTGGTGGGAAGCGTCAGCCGATTGCAAGTTAGATGATGAGCAGCAGTGGTTGCTGGCGAACCCCAATTTGGCTTATGGGTTGATCGATCGTGAAGATTTCGCTGTCGCTGTAAAGCAGACCAGTGAAAGTGCTTTTAGGCGTTACCGTCTGAACCAGTGGACTCGATCTGTTGAGTCGTGGCTACCTGTCGGGTCGTGGGAAGCGTGTGTATCGACGCGTGTGCTCGATTTGGCTTTGCCTGTGTATGTGGGTATCGATATGGCGTTAAAACATGACTCTATCGCTGTGGTGATTGCACAGCCGCAAGATGGTGTGGTGGTGACACGTGCGAAGATTTGGTATCCTAGCGATGCGCCGTTAGATGTCGCTGCTGTTGAGTCACATTTGCGTGAATTACATTCGATCTATGATGTGCGCGAGTTCGCGTATGACCCTGCGTATTTTCAACGCAGTGCTGAGATGTTGGTTGATGATGGTTTGCCTATGGTCGAGTTTCCACAGTCGCGCACCCGTATGATACCTGCGTGTGGCAATGCGTTTGAATTGATTGTCAACCAACGTGTGGCGCACGATGGTGCGCCGCAGTTCACTGATCAGGTGTTGTCTGCTGCGCAACGTATGACTGATGAGGGGTGGCGTTTGAGCAAAGGCAAATCGAAGCGCAAGATCGATGCTGCTATTGCGCTGTGTATTGCATTAGACCGTGCTACACTTAGCACTAAGATTTCTGCAACACCATCTGTTGTCGATGTTTGGAGTAGTTGATGCGCGAGAAAATCACGACAGGGCTGGAGATATTTGGCATGATGTTGACTGTTGTTGGTATCGCATTTTTTAACATACCTATCAGTATCGTGTTGGCTGGTGTGTGGGCGATTGTGGTGGGTCTGTTCATATGAGTTTGTTCAATCGTGAACGTCGCGCATTGCCCACTTCGATAGATCCGTATCAGATCACCGCACGCCCGTATTATAACAATTACAGCGGTGAGTTGGTCACTGAAACCAATGCGTTCGCGTCGTCGGCTGTTTTGGCTTGTGTGTCTTTGATTGCAGATTCGATTGCTTCTATGCCACTGGAGTTGACGCGTGTGCGTGCAGGTCGTATCGAAGCGATGCCGACACCTAGTGTGTTGTTAAAACCGAATGCATATCAGTCGATGTTCGAGTTTATACACCAGGTGGTTGCGACGTTGGCTTTGCATGGTTGTGCTTTTATCTACGCACCGCGTCGCGCTGGTGAATTGCCTGTTGAAATGCGTGCTATACACCCACATCTGATCAAAGACAGGTCAGATGACACGAATGGCGAGATGTTCTATGAATTGTATGGCACACGTTACGAAGTGAGCGATATACGTGTCATCAATTGGCTGGTGTTGGCTGGTATGCGTCGAGGTATTTCACCGCTTGAATCGCAACGCAACACGATCGGCATGGGTTTGGCTATGGATAGATTCTTAGCGCAGTTTTATGGTGAAGGTGCAACACCGTCGAGCGTGTTAGAGTCTGATAAGCCTGTTACACCTGAACAGGCGACGATTTTGCGTGACACTTGGGCTGATTCACATCGTCAAAATCGACGACCTGCTGTGCTTAGCAACGGTTTAAAGTGGCGATCGATCACAACCAGTGCAGCCGATATGCAGATGTTAGAGCATCGTGAAGCGATCATACGTGATATCGCTCGTGTGTATCGTGTGCCGTTGCACATGATCAATGGCACTGGTGGCGATTCGCAGACCTATCAGAACATCGAATCTATGGGCACGAATTTTGTGCGTTTCACGTTGTTGTCGTGGATGCGACGTGTTGAAGATGCGATCAGTGAGATGTTGCCGATCACGCAACGTGTGCGGTTCAACGCCGATGAGTTGATGCGTGCTGATGCGATGACACGTGCGAAGGTGCAACAGACACAGATCATGTCTGGCACGTTGACACCGAATGAAGCGAGACAAGATGATGACCGTGAGCCGTATGATGGTGGCGACCAGTTTGTGATCGGTATCGCTGGTGCACCGATTTCAGGTATCGCTGGTGGCGATCTGCCGTTGCTTGGCACAGATCCGCAGAAACCACAACCCTGATGCCATACGGTATCAGTAGCGAGCAATCTGATTGCGCTGGTTACGCAGCAGTTAAGATACACGATGACGGCAGTGTTGAGACGATCGGCTGTCACGAGAATAAACAAGATGCGATAGATCAAATGGTGGCGGTGTCGATCGCTGAAGACATCGAACCAGTGGGTGATATCGATGTGCGTGTGTTACCTGACAACTATCGACCTGCGTTATCTGACGATGTGCCTGAAGGTCGTGCATGTGGCAATTGTGTTCACTATGAACACGATGACGCACATGGTGAAGGTGACGACGAGATGGCTTACTGTTCTAGATGGAATGACTACGTATACGCCAATTTTTATTGTAACGCCTACGTCATACATGAAGCAGACCACGATGAACAAAGGGTGGTTGATCTAAGTCTGCCTGACTATATTCGTGACGCTGCGGTGATCGGGCTTGAATATAACGCCGAAGGTCTTGCAGGTGATGGGTTGACTGATAAAACTGTGCGTGAAGCCAGGCTACTCGCCGATGGGCAGGTCAGTGAAGACAAAGTGGTGCGTGCTAATGCGTGGGCTGAACGTCATGCTGTCGATTTAGATGCTGCTAAAAACAGCGATTTTAACAATAAAGATTTTCCTGGTGCTGGTGCAGTTGCACACTATTTGTGGGGTATCAATCCGTTAGACCCGCAGCCAGCGCGTGAATGGTATGCACGAAAATCAGAGCAAGTGAAAGCCGAACGTGCTAAAGCACCGTTGCAAGATAATGGAAAAACACGAAACGCTGCAACGGTGTATGATAAAAAAGATATGGAAACGATGATCAATACAGCACATTGGGTGTCTAGTGCGTTAGATAAACGTCGCAGTGTTGCCTACACCACGCTCGAATTGCGTGCAGAAGGCGACGGCAACACATTCGTTGGCTATGCTGCTCTATTCGATTCACCTAGTGAACCGATGCCGTTCGTCGAGTATGTGCGTGCTGGTGCATTCACTAAAACGTTAAACGATGGTGCAGATGTGCGCCTGTTGATCGACCATGAAGGTGTGCCGTTAGCACGCACAAAATCTGGCACGTTGATGTTAGAAGAGGATGATCGCGGGTTGCGTGTTGAAGCAGAACTCGATCCGATGAACCCTGACGCACAGCGTGTCATATCGGCTATGCGTCGTGGCGATCTATCACAAATGTCGTTCGCATTTCGCACGGTCAAAGATTCTTTTAGTGCTGACGGTATGGTGCGTGAATTGCGTGAAGTGCAGTTGTTTGATGTTAGTGTTGTAACCTATCCTGCATATGAAGATACTATTGCAGAGTTACGTCGTGCTCAACCTGTTACCGTTGAAACGGCAGGTTCTTTGCTGGTGCGCAAGCGTCAGATACAAATAGCCCGCCAACGTTAGCCGAGCCACAGCCGACATCGTTAAGATGTCACTGGTAGGTTTCACTCGTCGTATTATCAACCCACGAGTTACTAGGAGAAACACAAAATGAAATACACGCAATTATTGAGTGAAAAACGCGATGCTGCGCTTGCGCAGGCTGAGCAGGTTACACAGATCGCTGTCGATGAAAAGCGCGATCTGACAAGTGGTGAAGACGAGTCAATCGCTCAAGTGCTTGAACAAGTGCGTGAACTTGATGAACAAATCAAGCGTCATGAAGAACTTGAAGCACGCCAGGCTGTTCTCGCTGAGACACGCAAAGACAAGCAATTCGAAGTGGCAGTCGGTGGCACAGTTGTGAAATCTGAAGCCCGCACCTACTCACCACAAGCCGAATCGTCATTCTTGAAAGACGCTTACGCAGCACAATTCTCAAACGATTATGCAGCACAACAACGTCTGTCTCGACACATGAACGAAGAAAAGATTGAACGTCGTGATGTTACTAGCGCAAATTTTGCTGGTTTGATCGTGCCACAATTCTTGACTGAGTTGGCAGCACCGTTTGCTCGTGCTGGTCGCCCATTCTTGGAAGTTGCTCGCAAACATCAACTGCCAAATCAGGGTCTGGTCATCAGTATCAGCAAAGTGACAACAGGTTCAGCAACCGCAGTTCAAACTGAGGGTGCTGCTGTGCAAGAAACAAACATGGATGACACGAAACTCGACGTCTCAATCGTCACAGTTGCAGGTCAGCAAAACGTTTCACGTCAGTCAATTGAACGTGGCACAAACATCGATTCGCTTGTTATGGCTGACCTGGTTAGCGCATACCACACGAACCTTGACAGCCTGTTTGTAACAACCAGTGCGACATCACTTACAAACGTGATCACACAGGTTATTACTTACACAGACGCGTCACCAACCGTGCCTGAGTTGTATCCGAAGTTGGCTGACGCAATTCAGCGCATTCAGACCAATTTCTTTGCTGGACCAAACTTCATTTTGATGCACCCGCGTCGACTTGCGTTCATCTTGGCAGCAATTGATGATCAGAAGCGACCATTGGCTGTGCCAGTGCCTAACTTCAACGGTCAGCCTGCTGTTGCTTCAGGTAACGGTGCGCCAGTTTACGGTAACTCAGGATACACAATCTTGGGTCTGCCAGTAATCACTGACGCGAATGTTATCACAACAAACGGTGCAGGTTCTAACGAAGATGTCATCATTTTCGGTAACACACAGGAAGCACACTTGTTTGAGCAGGGTGGTGGCGAGCCGATGATGTTGCGATTTGAGCAACCAAAGGCTGCTGAACTTGACATCACAATGATCGTCTACGGATACAGCGCATTCACTGCGAACCGCTATCCAAACGCGTTCTCATTGATCGGTGGAACTGGTTTAGTAACACCAACGTTCTAATCTAATCCAGGCATTGTTTACAGGTTGCTGACATCGTCATGGTGTCAGCAACCTTAGGCATATAAGGAGTGCTATGAACAAACAGATAGAAGCGTTGTTGCAAGAACGTGCTGGATACATAAGACGCAATCTGCCTAAACGTGTTGAAGCGGTTGATGCTGCGCTACGTGAGTTAGGTTTTGAACACAAATATATGACACCTGAGCCGTCGATAGAGACAACAACTGCTGAACCTGGTGTCGAACGTGCGACCATGCCTAAAACACGACGACGTAAAAACGGCTAAAAATGGCAATCACCAACGGATACGCGACATTGGCAGAAGTCAAAGCGGCGTTACGTATCACTGATTCTGCCGATGACGTGCTGTTAGAGAATGAAATTGAAAGCGCAAGTCGACGTGTTGACGGCTACTGTGGCAGATTCTTCTATCAGACATCATCAACTGCAATCCCTGTCTACCCGTATGATATTTACCGTGTCAATTTTCCAGCCGATCTACCGAACACGTCAGTGACGATCAAAATCGACACCAACGCCAATGGCACGTATGTGACAACGTTGGTGCAAGGTGTTGATTACATACTCGAACCAACCGACGCTACGATCAGAATGCGACCATATCGCAATGCACGCATGGTCGGCGGGCAGACGTTCCCCACATTTGTCGAACCATCGTTCCCTACCGTGCAGATCACCGCTGTGTGGGGCTGGAACTCGATCCCTGACGACGTCAGAGCAGCAACAATCTTGCTAACCTTGCGTCAGTTTGCACGACTGAACGCTGCTCTAGGTGTGGTCGGTTTCGCAGATATGGCGATCACGGTGCGTGCTGTCGACCCTGATGTGCGTGACCTGTTAGCACCCTTTGTGCTACATGGCATCGCCTGATGTCTGCTAACATATCGCAAATTGCTGCTGGGTTAAAAGTCAGACTGAACACGATCACAGGCTTGCGCACTTTCACCTATCAACCTGAACAGATACAGCCGCCTGTCGCATATCCAGTGTTAGACAGTGTTAATTACCACAAGTCATTCGGCAACGGTATCGTATCAACCGACTGGTCGATCTATATCATCGTCGGCAGATACACCGATTCACGTGCACACGAATTGCTTGACGGTTTTTTGTCTACCAGTGGTGCAAATTCGGTGATTACCGCTATCGAAGCAGACAAGACACTTAGCGGCACGGCTAATACGTTGATACTTAATTCAGGGGCTAGTATACAGCCGCAGACACAAGGTGACGCTGAATTTCTAACAGTGCGATTTTCGTGCCTGGTGTATTCTTGAAACTTGCATCAGTTGTGTTGGTGTAGGCTTTACAGTATGACAGCATACCGTATCCTTTCAGACAATTGCACACTTGGTAAACAAGGTGAGACGATCAGCGCAGATGATCTTAACGACGTCAACGTCGATGCGTTGCTCGACGGCGGGCATTTGGCTGAAGTAAATGTGAAAATCCCTAAACAAGATATGAAAGAGAGCGACAAATAACATGGCAGTTTTAGTTTTAACAGATGCAGTGATCACAGTCAATTCAGTGGCTTTGAGCGACCATTCGAACTCAGTGACCGTAACCTATGAAATAGATAGTGTCGAATCCACCGCGTTTGGCTCTACAGGGCATAAATTCGTGGGTGGGCTTCAAAATAACACTCTTGACATTGAGTTCATGCAGGATTTTGCAGCATCAAACGTTGAAGCGACGATTTTCCCGCTTGTCGGCACTTCGACAACAGTTACCGTCAAACCAACATCGGCTGCAACAGGCGCGACCAATCCAATATATACCCTGACTGGATGTTTTTTGGCTAGCCATACCCCTGTGGGATCGGCTATTGGAGAGATGGCAATGACCAGTCTATCGTTTACTGGCGGCGTCCTTACAAAGGCGATTGTCTAATTTAAGCACAAACATCAGAAGGGCTGATCATGAAAATCGCGTTGCAAGTCGAATACCTAGACGGCACAATTGAACCAGTCGACGCTGTGTTCGCCGATTTTGTCGGTTTTGAACGCACATGGCAGCGCAGTGTTGTCAAGTTCGAAACAGAGATGCGATTGACCGATCTTGCGTGGCTAGCCTGGTCAGCATTAACACACAGACAGAAAACCAAACTCAAATTCGACCCTGACTGGATCACAACTGTTGCACAGGTGATTCCACGTGATGAGAGTGAAAGCCCTTTAGAGAAATAACATTCGGCGATGATTCGGCACACTGGATGATCGCACATTTAGCGCACGAATACCACATCGCACCATCGGTTCTGTTAAATGAAAGCGAAGCGATGTTGAACACGATGTTGGCATACCATCGTTGGGTCGTTAAACAAGCCAACCGAAAGCGCAGATAGCAATGGCTGACGAGATCAAAGTAACAGGCATCAGCGAAACATTAGCATATTTAAAAGAATATGAAAAAGATCTGTACAATGCTCTGCGCAAAGACCTGGTGGAGAAATCGCAACCGCTTGCACAGTTGATCGGTGGCAAGTTCCCTGCTTCGCCGTTAAGCAACTGGCACACGTCAGGTGGGCGACGTGGTAAAAGTCGAATGCCACCGTATATCGGCTCTAAAGCGTCTGCTGGTGTGAAACCTGTTGCTGGCAAAGGGTCTACACGTGGCGGTGCACGTGGTTCTACTATCTTGCGTATACAGCAAATGGATGCTGGTGGTCAGGTGTATGATTCGGCTGGTGGTAGTGTAGGCGGGATAGGCACTGCAGGTGGTAGATTTGTGCGCAATCTAGACAGCAAACTGTCTACACAAAGCAAACCAGGCAAAACGAGATCGCGCACATTATATAAAGGTGTAAAAGACAACATGAATCTAGTCGAGCAAGACGTGCAAGAAGTCATCAAAAAGGTTGACGCACACACAACCAAAGCGATCAACGCTAGCACAGGGAGATAATCATGGCTGTTGGTATTAACATCATCTCAGATTTTGATGGCAAAGGCATACAGAAGGCTATAGCACAATTTAAGAAATTGGAGACTAGTAGCGAAAAGGCTGCATTTGTATTGAAAAAGGCGTTTCTACCTGCTGTCGCTGCGCTTGGTGGTTTAGCGTTTGCAGGTGTTAAGGCTGCGCAGGCTGCCGCACAAGATGAGATCGAACAGGCTAAACTGGCGCAGACTTTAGAAAAAGTCGTCGGTGCGACCAGTGCCACTGTTGCATCAACTGAGCAGTTGATTGAAACGATGTCTCGTGCTTCAGGCACTGCTGACACTGAACTGCGTGAAGCGTTAAGTTCACTCGTCATCGGCTCAGGCGATCTGACCAAAGCACAAAAAGGGTTGGCGTTAGCACAAGACATCGCCACAGCGTCGAATATACCGCTTGGTGCAACCGCTGATGCTCTCGCCAAAGCGTATGCTGGTAACTATAAAGCATTGCAAAAACTGTCGCCTGCGTTACGTGATCTGATCAAAGATGGTGCTTCAACAGAAGTTATCTTTCAATCGTTGAGCGATACTTTCGGTGGTGCAACCGCTAACGCAGCCACCACCGCTTCAGGCAAGATGAAGATACTGAAAAACAATTTCAGTGAACTTCAAGAAAGTATCGGTGCGGCTTTGTTGCCTGCGCTTGAAAAAGTTACTGCCGTATTGAGTGTCGTAGTTGGTTTCTTGGCTGATCACCAAACGACTGTGATTGTGTTTGCTGCTGGTATCGGTTTGCTTGCGGTTGGTATTATCGCTTTCAATATTGCTTTGAGTATTAGCACGATTGTTATGCAACTGTTTGGTGCTTCGGCTGCTGCTGCTTCGGCTGCTGCTGCCCCGATTGCTTTGATTGTGGCAGGCATTGTGATTGCGATGATCGCTGTTGGTGCAGCAGTTATTTATGCTTATACACACTTTGAAACTTTTAGAAAAGTAATCAACACGGTCATCAATTTTGTGATTGGGTATGTTGAGTTTTTGGTTAATGCTTACATCAAAGGCATCAACTTGATTATTGACGGAATTAATCTGTTAGTTAAAGCAGCAAACTTCTTTGGTGCAGGGCTTCCCAAGATCGCAAAGATTGGTGAAGTTGCGTTTGGTCGTGTGGGTGAAGCCACTAATCACACTGAGCAACAGTTAAAGAACCTTGAACGTCAAGCGATGAACACGGCTGGTGCTTTGCGCCTGGTTGTCACACCTGAAGCACAACTGAAAACACAATCAGATCGTTACACGGCTATCGCATTAAGTCTAGGCAAACTGGTTGATTACACAGGCAAAGGATACAAAGCGATATCCAGCGGTGGTGGTGTTGTCGAATCGGCTTCAGAGAAATTAAGCAAATACGTCGACGCGATCAAAGGTGTAACCACAGCACAGCGTGGTTTGCGTGATGCGAACAAACAACTGAACGATTCAAACAAGAGCCTGCTAGAGAAGACACAGGCACTTGCTGAAGCGCAAAAACGTTTCAACCTGATAACCAACGGATACGGTAGCGAATCGAAACAAGCGAAAGACGCTGACCGTGAACGAAGCAAAGCACAACGCGGATTAGAACGCGCCAACTACGGACTTGAACAAGCGGTGTTCGCTGTTAAAGACGCTGAAAAAGCGTTGGCTGATCTACGCAAAGACCCTGCTGCTACACCGCAAGCGATACGTGAAGCAGAGATCGCTTTGGCTTCAGCCAAACTGTCAGTCGCCGATGCTACCGATACACAGCACGATTCGACGCAAGCATTGACTGATGCACAACTGCGATTAGATGAAGCGATCAACGGTGCACAAGTCGGCAGCGAGACTTATAAAGACGCGGTGCTCGATCTAGTGAAAGCACAAAAAGACCAGGTCGACGCCAATGACGCGGTAACGGCTGCACTCGAACGTCAAACTGATGCGGTTAAAGCGTTGGCTGACGCTGAGGAAAAACGCCGTGACGCTGCTAAAGGTGTGCCTGCTGCTGCACGTGAAGCAGCCGATATCGCTGAAACTTTCAAGGGCATTATTGCTGATAGTGGTTTCACAACCCCTTTCACACAAGAACAATTAGATGATCTTGGTCGTGTTGGTCGTGGCGATTTTGGTATTCCGATGTTGTCAGAAAAAGAGATTGAAGAATTATACAAAATGTTTCCACCGATGTTTATGGCGAACGGTGGTGTGGTTACAAAAGCAACAAACATTATCGCTGGTGAGCGTGGTGCTGAAGCAATCATTCCGTTAGATCGTATGGGTTCATTCGGTAGCACATACAACATTCAAGTAACTGCTGGTATGGGTGCTGACGGGAAAGATATCGGCACACAAATTGTGAACGCTTTGAAACGGTATGAGCGAACGAACGGTGCTTTGCCTTTGACGGTGGCTTAATGGCTACCACACTCGCATCAGGTGAACAGATCACCGTTCTCGCTGAAGTCGGTTTCATCACCAATTTTTTCGTGCTCGACGATATAGATGCAGGTGTTTTAGATAACACACAATTCGTGCTCGATGGCAACCTGGAAGGCGTCGACATCACCGAATACTGTCAACAGGTGTCTATCACACGTGGCAGATCAGACCAGTTTTCACAGTTCAATGCTGGTCAATGCTCGATCACTTTGTTAAACAATGACAGACGGTTCGACCCGATCAACACCGCTTCACCTTACTATGATGCGGCGGCTGGGCGTTCAGGTGTTGTGCCACGCCGAAAAATTACGATCACATCAGGTGTGAACCATTTGTTCACAGGTCGTATCACCGACATCGACGTGATCTACGACTATCAGTTGAGCACGGTTCAGTTTACGGCTGCTGACGATTTCGTTTTGTTAGCAAACACTGTGGTCGAGAATGATGTGACACCTAGCGTCGAGTTGTCAGGTTCACGGGTTGATTTCCTTTTAGATTTGCCTGAGATCGATTACCCTTTGACTACACGTGACATTGACGCAGGGCAAACAACGCTAGGCGCATACCAAATCAATGCGAACACGAACGCTTTAACCTATTTGCAGTCGATCGCTACGAGTGAACAGGGTGCTTGTTTTGTGGCTGCTGATGGCAAACTGACTTTCACTGATCGGTTGTCTGCTTCGTTCGCACCGACTATGGCGGTGTTCTCTGACGCTGGCACAGACATACCTTACACAGCGTTACAAGTTATTTATGGGCAAGAGTTTCTGTATAACCGTATCCAGGCAACCGTCGAGGGTGGCACAGTTCAAGTCGCTGACAACGCCAGTTCACAAACAGAATTCGGTATCAGCACATTCGCGCTACCTGATCTGTTGCTTCAAAACGATGCCGCTGCTTTAACACTGGCAAACTATCTGGTGGCTTTATACGCTGAGCCACAGTATCGTTTCGATGATCTTGGGCTGATTGTTTCGGCTATGAGCGCAGGCGATCGCAACACGATTAACGCACTTGAACTGCAAGACGTCGTCGAGATCACCCGAACCTATACAACTGGCAGCCCTGCTTCAGTAACAGAACTTTATGCGGTTGAACGTTTAAACCATGTGATCACACCAGGCGAACATCGGGTGTCTATCGGTTTGTTCAACACTGAGGTGCTGTTTCAGTTGATACTCGACGACGTGGTGTTTGGTATTCTTGATAGCACGAACGCTCTTGCATAGGCTATACTTAGATCGTGCCTAACACCCAAGTCAAAGTTCCGTTGTTCGCATCAGCAGAGGTGCTGACCGCATCGAATATGAATATCAGCGCAGGCACAGGAATTCCCGTGTTTTCTACAACTGTTACTCGTGATGCAGCGTTCGGTGGTGCTGGCGAGAAACTTTTGGCTGAAGGACAGTTCGCATACATT